GTGACCACATGCCACCAAGGTGATCAGCGTTGGAGTGAGCTCCGTCGTTACCACCATAGATAACATTATCCAATCCCATTGACGGACGAGGGTCACCACCTAGTTGGGTAGTAGCACCAGCACGTACAAGGAATGAGAAGAGTTGTTTATCACGAGCGTTAGAAAGAGCAAGTCCAGCTTGTCGAGCAAGTTCTGAACGATACTCCCACTGTGAGATCATGAGGTCAATGTTATCTGTTTCGAAGTGAGCAGCGATTGGACGAGCATCAAGGTTGACTGAGAAGCCAGTTGCTTTGCTGTCTTGACCACCGACTAGTTCTTCGCCAGCATTCCAAGCAGTCTTAATGCTAACAGTTCCTGTGATTGGGAATTCCATTGAGCGTCCACTTGAGATTGTCTTTGAATTAACTAGACCTTCGAAGATATTGTATTCGTCATAGGCTCGGATTACCTCGCCAGACCAGATTGGAAGCCAAAGCTTACCACGATTATTATCACTACCGGACCAGTTGGCACCCATTGTTGCAGCAGATTCGCTGTATCGGTACGGTTGGTACGGAGTTGCATTGGCAGGAATATTACCTACCGGGGATCCGATTGAAGTCATTGTATTTCTCCTTAGAAATTAAGACTATAGATTAATATATGGTAGTGTACATCAAACATAGACTTCAATTATTCCGTCCGGAGTATTCATCTATGACCTCTGAGTTATCTATTAACCTTTCCCCGCAGAGAAGGCAGACAAGATAACTCGTCTGGTAGCAAACTAAAATCTACCTATTTTTAGTTTACAAGTTTATTAAAATCAGTTCGCATCATCCGTTCTTCAACAGCCTGACGGAACGCTTGATCTGTATTAAAGCGTGGATTATTTCTATCTGCATAGAACTCACGCTTAGTTTTGTATTCAGTGTAGCCTGTTTGTGTATCAGCTACATTCTGCCTATTAGCCATAGTTTTTGGCTCATTAGCCTTGGCTGTTTGATTGGCATTGTTTTTATACATTTCATTTAACCCACGAAGAGTTACTTCATAGGCTGGGCTAGATAACCCTACGTTTATTTGTACTTGTTCTTCATAAGAAAGATTATTGGCAGCCCAATTGAATATCTTATCTAGATTTTCTTTACCACCTACTACCTTAGAAGCATCGCCATAAGCTTCACGCATTCTGGCTTTTTGAGCACCAAGGAAATCATCGATCATTCGATCTGTAAAACCAGCTTGCCTAATTTCGTTCTTAGTTTCATCACTAAGATCTCCTTTGGCTGCAATCTCCATTCCCCACTCTTGCCACTTGTCCTCTGTAATACCCACTGATGCGGCTTCTTCTTGAACTGGAGAAGCTTCTTCAGGATTAGGGATACGAAGTTCTGGATTAGGACCAGTATCTTCTACCGGAGCTGGTTGCTCTGGTGTTGGCTCTTTATAGTTAGGATTTGCTGCATTAGTTTCAGAGTATTGTTTCTTTAGTTCAGCCATTTCTTGCTGACCCCGAGTGTAATTAGCTTGAGCTTCCTTTAATGAATCAAACCAAGCACCTGCGTCTTTAAAGTTTTCAGGGATTTTATCACCTGAATTTTGTACATAAGTTTCAAACGCTTGTCTTTCTTGTAAACGTTGTACGCTTTCCCAATCAGATGTAGGATCGCTAGCTGCTTGTTGCATCTGTTCTGCGGTTGTATCAGCTGGAGCTACTGCTCCTGGTGTTGCAGAATTTTCTGCATTAAATTGTTGTTCTTGTTGATATTCTTCTGCCACTGTCTTATCTCCTTACGATAGTTCTGTTTCCCCAGAGTCAAAGGATTTGTATTAGGAAGGTTACCCCTCCTGAAATTAAAAATGCAATCGCTGCTGCCCATGTTGCAGCCTTTGTTTGCAATACTGTGATATGCTTCTCCATATTTTGAAGACGCTTATCTACTAAATCTAACCTTAGATTAGCTCTTTCAAGCTCGTTTATAACCAAACGTTTATATTCTTGCCAGCCATTAGTTTGTTCGTTATGAGTTTCCCATGGATCTTGTGGTGACATAGTTTTTCCTTTCTATTTTTCTAGTAATCCTACTATATCAGAAGCTTGTTTACCAAAGTCTCTAATATATTTAGGGCTATCATCTATAATTTTTCCAATTGTCGGATAAGTAATTGAATAAGTGTCAGCATCACTAGGATCTGTACATGTTACTAGCTTTCCTCTACGATCATTAAAGTATCTATCTTGAAGATTAGCCACAACAGCAGCCCGTTCAGCTGTACTTAGTGAAGTTTCCCATAGAATAAACTCAGCCATATCTCCTTGCACTCCCTGTACATAGCTAGTACCGTTATGCATAGCCCCTATAATTAGATTGTCATCAGCATCAGCATCTAAATCTGCGCTATTAGAAATAGAAGAACCGTCAGTAGCCCCGTCTCTCCATAATTGTACATTATTTGAGCTATCTCTAGATACTCCTAATATATACCAAGTACCGTAAGATGGTGCATCAGCTGAATATGCATTGGTACCTGATATAGAAAAGGTAATCTTGCCTGTATTTGAGCCAGCAGCATCGGATCTTCTTAGCCAACCCCAGTTACTAGCTCCTTTATCTCTTGTGGCTATGTGTTGATATTGATCCCCGTTATCTTCAAACCTAACAACAGCCATCATTTCAAACTCACCAGTGCCTATATTAAAAGCAGCGTTATCATTTACTGTTATATGAGAACTAGCGGCAGTAAAGTGTACGTAATCTACAAAGTTGGTTGCTGCATTTCCTGTTACTTTATTAACCGTCGCAACAGAATCCATGTCTGGTTTAGATGATGTACCGTAAGAAGCTAACCCAGTTATAGGAGAGCTTCCTCTTGCATTGTCTAATCTAAACCATACACTAGGATTGTAAAAGTCACCATCATCATGTCCATTAGTATAGTTTCCATCACCTACATAATATGCATCTGGTCTAGGATCAATTGCGTTAGTATTATGAGGTGTAATAGAATAGGCTTTAGTATACTTACTCATACTTACTACCAGAATCTAACGTTACAATGTTTGTAGCAGTAGTGTTAGTAGCCAAAACATATGTAGCAGACAGCGGATATATAGTACCAGCAATCATATTTTTAAATAATACAGCTGAAGAATCTCTACTTAGTTGAAGGTTTACGTCACCACCCACACCAACATATATAGCGTCAATAGGTGTACCATACTTAGTATCAATACTTCTATCGGTTGTGTTGTGTGGCGTGATTGCAGCAGCCTTAGTATATTTAATCATAATCCCTCCTAGGTTATTGGGTATGCATACCCTAATTTTACTTTTAATGCGGTTCCTAAATCTAAACCGGCAGAGTTAATACCTATCCTATAGTAAGGAACGGCATAAGATGTTAGATCAACCATGAATACTTTTTGACCTGTAACATCTGGTTGGATGTCACTAGAAACTTCAAGGTAATCTTGACCAGTTCCTTCGTGTTGACTGAAGTTAGTACCATCGGCACTAATTTCTAAAAAACAATCTGCAGCTACATTATCACCACCTGCAGTTACATGTACAATTATCAATACTTTATTGCCACTCAGTTTACTGGTACTGTCAATGGCTGGGGTTACTAGTTTGTGTGTCTTAGTAGTTGATGTTAAAGTATCATTGTTATCTAATATACGATACGCATATTTATTATTAGACGTATTAGTAACAGTCCACGTCTTATTAATAGTTGTTGCAGTCGCCATAAGTTACTCCTATTCGCCTTGTAAAGCGTTCCACTTTCTGTATTTAGCAGGATCTACCCAATCATCAATGAATGTAACAGCCATGTTAAATACCATTCCGTTTAAGTTTTGTCCGTTGCTATTAAAACCTACCCTAAATCTAGGAAAGTTACAATTATTTAAATCAAGCCAGTAGGTATGTGTACCTGTAGAAGTTGTAGGTAGTGCAGCATTTATTGTAGTATTGTTAACACTGCCCGTACCATTGTGTACAGTCCAAGTAGTACCATCGTGTGAAAATTCAGCAAACAAAGGAACAGCACTACCTGTTGCACCGGAAGCTGTACCTATAGTTATTTGAACAACACAACCTTTATTATCTCTAACACTAACAGTATCAGGAAGTGTTAGTACAGGAGTATCACTAGCCCCTGGATTAGAACCACCACCACCCATAGTAGTATCAGATGTTACGTTATAATAAGTAAAATCAGTACCGGCACCAGAATCAGTACCGCCACCGTCCTGATTACCACCAATACCTGATATACCTTCTATTCCGCTTTTGCCGCCAGAACCTCCTGTTCCAACATCATCTTTTATTACCTCTGCATATGTCATTACCTGCCTCCCATCATTGCAGCAATCTCAGGTGGAATCTCGTCAGCACCCTCAGGCATTGGGCTACCTTGATCCATCTGACCCATGAGTTGATTAATACCAGCTCCACCGTTTTGCTGTATGTCTTGTGCTGCTGCCTGTTGCATCATCTCTTGAACACCAGCTTGAGCTTGCATTTGCTGTTGCATAGCCATTTGCTCTTGTTGCATAGCCTGCTGCTCTTGCATAATCTGCTCTTCAGACTTAACCCAGTTGTCAGGATTAAATCCTAATGATGAAATGAGAGCACGACCATAGGATTCCCATCTAAAGTTTGCTATTGCTGGTTCAGGTAGGTTCCGTACCATCTCACCCATCTGCATTAACTTTTGTAAATCACTGTCCCGACTCAAAGCTTGAAGACCAGTCACAATTTCTACAGTAAGTTCACCATCTTCAGTAAACTCTGCTTCCATACGAGGATCTATCTCTTGATTGTCTAACATGAGATATACTGCTCTAGCTACAAGAGGTTTCATTAGATTGCGTGCAATAGAACTAAACGCTCCGCCTAGTACGTTCTCTAACTCTTGACCAATAGCCCTAACTGCAGTAGCTGTAACCCGATCACCCTCTGGAATACTAGCTGAGTTGAGCAAGAATGCTTGACCAATTTCTCTACGCATATTCTCAACACCAGATTGAGTAGCTTGTAACTGAGGTGTCATTGTAGCTGCCGGTGATATAGTAAATACATCTTGTTGTCTAGCTGGAACAAATGCTCCTTTGTGTGCATCATGAATATCATCTATTTCAGTAATACCTGCAGGATCTATTCCTACCCAGAAAGATGAGGACGCTGCAGTACCATAGATTAGACCTTCAGTAAAGGCTTCTAAGGATCTGATATCACCAATTAAATCCTCACAGTGTGAGCGACCATAGTTTTCTCCTGCTACACCCGACCATCGGAGACAGACGTAAGGACTAACCTTCCATTCACCTTCCATAATAAGGTTGCCATCTGAATCTTCTTTCCTACATTTCCATACGCCTGCATCTTCATCATGCCAACACCTACAGTAAATTGTTTCATATCCAGTACGATTAAATTCAGTACTATCATTATAGAATGCGTCTACATATTCACTGTCGTTGTCATTAGCCACGAAATCTAAATGAATAATTTCTTTAGCATCTCCGTTGACATCACGTCTAACTACAAACTGATCTAATCTAATTAGTCTGTATGAGAAGTCATCTTCCATAATTAAAAGTATATCACCAACAACAATAAGGTGTTGTAATACTTGATACAAAGTTTCTCTTAGATTTTTAGAAGACAATTTATTATATACTTGATAACTTAAAGCCTCTAAGTATACTCTAATATCTTCATCAGGTTCCATTCCAGTATTCATTTCAAACTTAAAGAATGGCATATCATTCAAAGGTAGTAAAGCACTGAGCATACGGCTAGCCATAGCTGTTACACCTCGTGCAGTGACAGAACTAAATGGCTGAGGTAGCTGTGACTCTTCTGTCCACCCGCTAGGCGGTAAGAGAGAAGGTACAGATAGAGATGCACAGTACCTAGATCGTTCCAGCTTAGCTGTACGTTTTGATTCTAGTTTATTAAACCGTTCTGCTATTGTTGCTTCCTTCATTCAGGTCTATCTCCTGCTAAGGAACCATAGAAGCCAGTAATGATCTGATCATAGTCTTGAGTTTGGTCAACAGCCTGAGCCATTGCCTCACCTTGAGCCGCATCTTCCATGCGTTGAGCTTCAAGTTTAAGCTCATCTTCTTCCCGTTGTAGTGATAAAACATTTGCCCTTTCGATCTCCGCCTGGCGTTCTTGCATAGCAATCATACGCTCATGATGCTGAGCTTGTAACTCTGCATTACGAGCATCTTGCTCACGCATCATAGCCATCATAGCTTCGGAGTTATCGGGCACCTGCACACTTCCACCACCGAAGTGTAGAACACCATGCTCTAGTTCCCATCTTATGCTTCTCATAATTTTCTCCTTAAACGTTGAAGAAGAAACCTGGATTAGATATTCTTCTTCCTTTACTACGTCTTCGTGTTGTGTATTTGGGAGCAGAATAACTTTGCGGATCAGCAGAAGCTGTTTGCTCTGCTGCTGCGGTTATTCTACCCTCATCCAATCTGCCTATTTGTTCGGCATATCCTCGTTTAGTTCTTAACTCTAATGCTCTTTGAATGCCTGCTTCTCTTTCCTGTTCCCTAATAAGAGCTTCTTCTTCAAGCCTTTGTCGTTCAACCAGTTCTGTTTGCAATCTTTTATTACGATGTTTTTCCCAGTTTAATAATCGCTTTTCTTTATTTGCTATATCATGAATCCATTTACCAGCTGTCTTTCTGTAATATTTATTCCAAGTACTATGACTCATACCTGACGTATCAATAGGATTATCCTGTCCCCTATGTAAAGCTTGATAATAAGACCTAGAAAGATGTTCGTATTCCCTACGTTCTTTAGCTGTAAAGTCACCTTCAGAATCTAATTGACCTATTTGAGAATGAATGTCTTTATCTGCCCACCACTCATCAGTTTTCATTTTACCAGTTAATGATCGAGCCCTAGTACCATGTTTTAAATAAGACAGATGAGACCTGTAGTCTTTCCAATGCATGATATAGCCACGCTTACCTGTTTCAGGATCAGGATCGCTTGTATAACCTGGTTGCCAAAACTCTTCTAATCCTGTCTCGGGGTTAATCTTTCCCTTACCTACAGTTAGCTCATCAAGTGAATTTTTATTCATGATGTCCTTGATCTGATTCTGTAAAGTACGAGCCACCTCTTCTGGTAATACTACCTCACCTTTAGTTAAGTGAGCGATCTCCGTATCACCGTGCCTACCTGCATTTCTAATTATGGGTCTAAACATGCCAATATCTAAAGAGGGACCTCTGCTTGGATTATAATTAACCTTCATACTAGGAGGAGCTAACGCATCAGCACGATGATCTAACTCATCAAGCCAATTACCCATATGATCTCGTTCTTCTTTAGCTCTGTGATACTTTATCCAGTTCCTATGATACTCAGCCCTGTCAGATTCAAGCCTATTAACAAACTCTTGTAAATTACCTTGACCTTCTATTGGTTCATTCTTACCAAAGAGAGTTCGTTCAACATATAGATTTCTAGTACCCACTCTTTGTTTTATGGCATCTTCCATAAGACGATGCCTACGGAGGTACTCGGAACCAAAGAACTCTTCTATCTTTTTATCAGGTATCATTTATCCTGATCCTTAATAATTTTTTCTAACCTTGTAATAATATCTCGTTGACCTGCCCTAAAGGCGGAGTCAGCTAAAAATTCTTCAGGAGTCATCTTCTGATTTTCTTGATACTCTTTTGCTGGCAGCTTTTTTCTTAGGTGTGCTACTAGCTTTGGATCCAGATACTGAAACTGCATTAGCTTTCTCCAATTCATTTACTCTTCTTACGATATCTTTTAGAACGATTAGTGAGTGAGCCTGGTTTAGCTTACCACCAATTTCTATTCTTCTGTAAAGATTGTCTAACATATTAATTCTCCAATATATCTACTACTTCACATGCGCCCCCATGACATGCTAACGAATGTGAACTAGAGGATGTATCTTCTAGTTCGTACAATGAAAGTCTTTTCCAATCAACATCAACAGGCATTGACTCAAGAAGACTTATATATGTTTCTTCATCTACGGATTCAAAGGGAGCTTGCTCATAGATGTGGTCATCCTTAGGTAAGAATGAAATACCTGAAACTTTATCCCAATTATCGTGAACCCATTGTCCTATAGCTAGGAAAGAATCATCAGTATAGTTAATAGTTACTGATGGTTTATGTTCACACCACATTTCTTGATATAATAACCACAGATCTAAATGTTTAATTGGTGAATAATTTTCGTATGTTAAAGAACCTTCAGGTGATTTGATGGGGAATGAAAATATCTCAGTGCTGTCAGGTCTCATCGAACAGGGTTCGTGAGGGAAACCTTCAGCTATCATAAACTCACACATAGGATTCTTGTTATCTATCCTCACCCTTCTAATATAATAGGGAGAAAATCTTGGATGAATACCTGACGAAGTCCCAGCAACACATGATGTAGTACCGCTAGGTTTACAGCATGTAGTTGCTAGAGAAGGACTGATATCAAGATAGTCCGCAAACTCCTTGTTAACTTCCTTAACTTCGTTCTTTAATAATTCTAAACCTTTACTGAGTTCTTCACTACATGTAGACATGAAAGTATTATCATATATCCCAGTAAAGGATACGCCTAATAATCTTTCTTCTTCACAGTTAGCTTTCCATTCAGGATCTAAGTATGAAAACTTAGTGCAAGCTGACTGTATAGTACCTAGTACTGCAGCAAGCCTCACCTTTCGTCGTAATGTAGCTATATCATCATAAGATCTGATCACAACTTCAGTTAAGTTACAGAATTGTTTAGGTCTAAGAATGATTTCACTGCATGGATTGGTTCCAAACTTAGCAGAAGTCCGTCCAGATTTTAAAGCAAGAGTATTCATAGCTTCTCTGTTACAAATACCACGCTCACCTGAATGTGAGTTGTATATATTACACCACTCTTCCATGAATCTACTCATCCCAGGATAGGAATCATAAACTGCTGAGTTATTAGCAAGAGATCTTTGACTAGCATTCTCCCACCATGGTCCAGACTTAGCCATTGCCATATCCCTGTCATCTAAATCAGACAGAGAAATTAAAGCGGAGCGTCTAACACCACCAACAATAACAATCTCACCAATCATACAAACAATATCATGAACATTTAAAGAGGTAAGCTTACGTCCTTCAGCATTTCTGAAGATGTTTATAATAAATTTAAACAAACGCTCTAATGGTTCTGGACCTGAAGCCCTACCTCCAAATGTTTTAAGTCTTTCTCCCTTATCTCTAACCTGAGACATATCCCAAGTGGGGTGAATACCTTTATAAAGATAATCTAATAAGTCTCTAAGGGAATCAGCCCAACCTTTACGAGAATCAGGCACTGTAATTACAGTATCTTCATCCCGAACTAAGGTTGGGACTGTAGGTAATTGATCTATTTCTTCTCTTTCACAGGAAAACCCTACACCTGTACCACAGCACAGGATGTAAAGTACGTCTGAGAAAGACCTTATACTATTAATAGCAAGATAAGAACAGTTATACATACAGGTATCGTCTACATCTGCAGCTGGACCAGCTGTCATCAACGCTCTCATTGACGGGAAGACTTCTCTATTATATGTAGCTTCTCGTAGTTCTGTCATAACCTCACTATGCTCTTCTTGAAGCACAGGAAATCTACTTATCATGTAATCGTAATAACGATCTACACATTCTTGCCAAGTTTCTCTTCTATTCTCTTTTTCAAGCCACCTACAATAGTTTTTGGTGGTTATAAACTCTTGAAACTGATCCATCATGTCTCCTTACTATCGCTATACCCAACTTTGGGTTCCCATAATTTAATTTCTTTGGTTTCAAAGTCGTATTCACCGTCTCTTAAGATACGAACACACCTTGCCATAGACAAAGCAAAGTCATAAGTGTCCATTTCTAGCTCGTTAGGACGCTTTTCTGTGTCGTATTCATTAAAGATAGCTTCAATAACATTACCATCTTCTTCTATAATACTATTTATAAACTTAATAGCCTTCTTTGGACCCACACGCCACAAGCCTGGGATCCCATCAGTACTATCACCTTGCATCCACTGTTGATGAAAGAAGAAATCTGCCTCCTTTTCAGTAACATGCACAGGATTCTTTTCTTTATCTGGATTCCAATGATATCCAGGTATAGTTCTTAAATCTTTATCTATAGTTATACCTATAGCATCTCCTTTAGATATATAAATACCCATAAGATCGTCTGCTTCTAGTCTAGGCTCTTCTATACTATCAAACATGTCCCCTAATAACTCCTTACAATAGCCTAAAGACTCAGGAGATGAGACACTGTTCCGATGTTCCTTGTAACTGTTCCAGAAATCCTTTCTAAAGTTGTGCTTTCTCTTGCAAGACAAAGCAACTAAAACATCAGAACAATCCGAAGGTGTCCAGTTGTCTATATCCTGCTGCAGACGGGACTCTAGTTCTTCAATACCCTCAACATCAGCCCAGAATGCAGCTCTATATGCTATAATATCTCCATCTATAATGGCTAGTTTAGGAATAGTCATCTTCATCCTCCTCTTCATCATCAGGATCTGGAATATCAGGATCAGATAAGAATAACATATCAGTTAGGTTCTCTAATATATCCTGAAGATTGGGTACATCTAATGCCTTGTTCATACAATTATCACAAGTGCAAGTATTATCCTCACAGTACTGATCTGCTGTTAGTCCACACCAGATAGGAACCATTTCTTCCACAGTTTCTTTATAGGCATTTAAACCATCACAACTAAATACAATGTTAGTAAACTCTTTAAGGATAGTTCCGGCTACACCGTTATCAATCCTCTTTGCCAAGTCTTCTGACTCATGATTTCGCCACTCAGCAGCCAGATCTAGGTCATCCCTGTCCCTGGCTGATATAAATATACTAGTAGCTTCATGTAGTTTACCATATGCTAACTCATTGGGATACCTAGCGTCATCAATAATAATAACTCTTTCCCAAAACTTAGAAGAATCATTCACAGCTTTCTGCTCATCCTTCTGAATTTTCTTAACCGATTCATCAAACTTGTAGATCCAGTAGTCAGGATCATCAGCTCTTCTAGCGGCACCAATCTCTTGACAGTACGATCTGTATTTCTGTGGATTAACCTCTTTACCATAACCTTTACGAGCAGCCTCTTCCTTAAGAGGGCTAGCAAACGACAATAAAACTGGAGTTAATCCTTTTTTAAACGCTTCTGCTGCTATCATCTTAGCCATTGTTGATTTACCTACGCCAGCTTGACCAGCAATTAGTATCATCTGCATTTATTTAACTCCTTATATAATTGTTCAGGATAAAATATCTTCCGTTTAATTATACCTAAGTCTACTAGTACTTGGGATACAAATACACAGCAGCCATCAGGCATATCGGAACCTATGAATCTACCTATTAGATGGTAGAACAATAAGCCTCTACCAGTCAGAGAGAAGTTGTCTGGTATTTCCGGAAGGGGTTTGTCTACAATACCCAACTTAATGGAATCAACTGGCTTACAGTAGAGCTTAGAGTATACCTTTGGATTCACTACACTAAGACCACGGTTCTTATCTATACAGGTATACTCTATACTTTGAGTTCCAAGATCTACTTGCAACCCAACGTGAGTAATATTAGTACATGAAAAGAAACCTATAAGACAGTTCCGCCAATTTAAATGACGGGTATCGTAGAAATTAACAGAGAATTCTAGTGACATTCAGACCAGTTCTTTCCTACTCTATAGTCACCATCTAAAGGCATGATACAAGACAGTCTCTCACCCGCCTCTTTAATGGCATCACACCCTAGCTTACCAACCTCTTCAGCAATAGAAGGATCGCACTCAAACTGCCACTCATCATGGACGGTAGCCATCAGTGCATACTTACCCTTGTATACTGATAGTTTATTAATAAGAATACATAGGGCTAGCTTCATAACAATAGCCCCATCACCCTGTAATTGTACATTTAAACCTACATGTTGAGATCGACACGGTACTTCACGACCATCTAGTAGTGTAATTGTTTTCTTATCAGCTACTTGAAAGGCACAGTTATCCATTACAGTCTTAATAGCAGGTATATTTTCAAAGAACTTAGTTTTCAACTTACCACCAGTGTAGGCATTCTTACCCACAATCTCACCAATCTTCTGATTACCAGCACCATAGATAAGACCATAGAAGAATGTCTTTGCTTGGTCACGGTTCGTTAGACCTGCAGCTTTACGATTAGCTTCATGAATGTCATCATGTAGTATAATCCTACCATAGTCTAAGTTATCATAAGGTGCCATCCTGTTAGCCAGCATCCTAGCTTCTAGACCTGAGGCATCAATACCAACCTGAACCCAACCATCTTTAGGTTTGAATAAAGCTCGTGCTCTCTTGTCACCAGATACCTGTTGCATGTTAGGTTGACTAGCAGTCATACGACCTGTCACTGTACCTTGTACATTTACATTGCCATGTATCCTACCATCTCTTGAGGCTGTTGCTCTCTTGATCCAATCAGATACTTGACCTTCAAGTTTCATAACATCAAAAGCTCGAACTAATTCTTTAGCTTCAGGGTAGGATAGCTTCTTAAGAACAGCAGCGTCTACCTTTGGGTTGCCTTTCTCTGTTAAAGGTGGTTTCCAACCATACTTCTTAGACAATCTATCTGCTATCTGTTGGCGTGAGCCTGGATTGAATACAGTTACCTTATCTTTCAAACGCTTACCAGTCTTTTCAGACCACCTCTCTTCTACAATAGGTGGAAATACTTTACGCATCTCATCATCTATCCTAGCTTTCTCACCTAGTAACTCCATCTGAAGTCTTTCAGCAGCATCTAAATCAAAGCCATAACCGTTATCAATCTGTCTTGCTATGATTCTAGTGGTGATGTGTTCTAGATCTACATTCTTTTTATACTTCTTAATGAAGTCTTGTTGTGCATTGAAGATACCTAGATTAACTTTAACATCTTGAAGACAATACTCTAGCATCTCTTCACAGAAGTAATCAAAGTTATCATACTGTATCTTCTCTTCACCTAAATGTTTACCCCAGTTCTTTAGTGAGTTACCACCGAGGGGATGATTGTATGGATCAGGATACATAAGCCTAGATACAATCAAAGTATCTAGTGCTTTAGTAGTTATAGTTCCATATAATCTTTCAAGGAAAGGGATGTCAAACATTAGTATGTTATGTCCAATGATTAAGTCTGCATTGCGTAATGCTTTCACACCGTACTCAACATGTGATCCAACATACTTGGTCTCTTCACCAGAGTCAACGTCTATCGTACATAGACAGTAGACTTTAGTCCCTTCGGGGACTGCATTGCCCTTGCCGTTGATAGTTATTTCATTAAGACCATCAGTCTCAATATCAAATACTAACCTTTTCATACATCTACATTCTCCTTTGCTTCATTGATTTCATCTTCTTTAGCTCTGATCTTAAGAAACTCTAGTATTCTTTGGATCTCTTCTAAAGTTTTATACTTCATATCTTCATAATAAACTTTAATATATTTAATATCATGATCTTCTAAGTATTTATACGTTCTCTTATAAGTCTTACGTCTCATACTTGAGATATCATCATCAGTTAAATTTGACATAGCATCTATAGCCATCTTCCTAAGAGGTGACTCTGATTCTATTTCCATTTCTAAATCCATTAACTTTCTAGTACTAGCATCCTGTGCTTTAGTATCCTTGCGGCAGCACACAATAGCATGTGTTACTCTTTCTGGATACATAATCTTTGGTAAGGCTGTACCAAATAACTTAACAGCTTTATTATCGAACTTACCATCAACACCCGTAACTAAATTGTAAAAGGGTAAATCATAATACCCTTTAGGATTTCCTTCTTCTACTGGAAAGTCAGGGTGATGAGCCTCCCCAGCTATAGGTATTCCTAATAGCTGAAGAGTCTGCATCACTAAACTACTACCAGATCTACATGCGCCTGTTACTAATATCATACTGGATCAAACCTCAATTCACCTTCATCATCTTGAGCCCAGTTTAGTTCTTCTAAACGACCCGATATGTGATTGTAGTATAAGCAAGTGGCTACACCTGCTTTACCAGTAAGTCTATTCTTTAACACACGAATGACCGTGGTGTTAGCTATCTTAGTGTCAGGGTTTTGTCTGTCACGTTCAAGACCAATGACTGTATTAGGCACAGAAGATAGTGAACCAGAACCACGCAGATCTTGTAGCGTAATCCTATCCCCTTCTTCGTATGCTTTATTAGTCTTCTTGAGTTGTGAGATTACATCTATCCTCACACCAGTCCTACTAACTAGACCTCGTAGTTCTTTCATAATACTATCTATAAGTAACCGTTCGTTTGAATTATTATCATAGTCAGAATCACCAGACATAAGTCCAGTGGCTGCAGCTGTGATATGATCCAACACGATTACATCTACACCTAGAGATACAGCCATGTACTCTATGCGTGAACATAGATTCTTGAGTGCGTTATTACCTAAGTGATCATAGATATATAGGCTAGTATTATTTAAGCTTTCTCTTGCTGTTATATATTCTTCATCAGTAAGATCATCTATAACATGGATATCAATAGGATCTTGACCTAGTGATTCCCTTAAGTTATTCATCATGCGTGATGCTCTAATAACTCTAACAGGTTTGTTGATCATGAGAGAGATCATATCATCCATAGTTTCCTGTGGTGATTCTTCTAACATGATAGCACCTACCGACCTACCTTCAATTAGGTGGTGGTGTATTAGCTCACGAACAATTGTAGTCTTACCTGAGCCTGTACCTGATGCCCATAGTGTAATCTCTCCTGACCGCTGACCTACTAAGAATTCAGTAAGCGAATCAAAAGGGAAGGGATACACTTTAGTTTCAGATAGATCAGGCGCTTCAGCTATACTAGAGATATGCATAATCTCATCTGGACTAAATCGTTGTGCTTCCCATACAGCATTGATTACTGATTGGGAATCATTATTCATTAAGCATTCGTTCGCATCCTTATAAGGTAGTGTTGCTATCTTACATTTACCTGGCGGTAAGATCTCAGCAACTGCTGCTGCTGCATCTTTGCCTGGCTGATCGTTATCGAACATTAAAACAACTTCATCATAACCACTAACAAACTCTAGGTTATCCTTCACTGCTTTCACTGCACCTGCAGCACCGTTGGGTAAGCTAACAACTGCCCACTTAAGATTAAATAACTGAGCAACAGTCATGCAATCGTACTCACCTTCAGTGATTACCAATCGCTTACCGCTACCAGTCTTCCATAAGTGTTGACCCCATAGGGTTACATTGTTAACATCACCAATCCATCTGAATGTTTTATTTGGACCACGTAAATGTTGAGCAACAAGACCACCATTACCAGAATAGAACGAAGCAATCTCGGCTTTCTTATCGCCTTGTCGTATAGACTCATAACCATACATACGCATAGTCTTTTCAGTTATACCACGGTTGGCTACATAAGTACCTTTGTAAAAGTTTACATTACTTTGTTCTGTAACTGTTGGCACTGTTTCTCCTTTACCACTTTCTCTATACTCACAAGCAAAACAATACTTGTGACCGTCATCATAGACGGCTAAATTATCACAGGAAGTGTCCTGCCCATGGCTAGCACAAGCAGGACACTGTTCCCTATCAATTACCTTTGACATAGCTCTCCTTACTACTTGCATTCTTTACCACAGTCACTCCAAGGCATTGACTTACACATCCAACACCACATAGGGCGACCGATTAATGCACCTGCCATGAAGACTACGATAGAATAAAATACTGTTCCTAATCCTGAACTTAACATTTCACCCATTGAACATCTCCTTAATTTTAATGTCGTCATCATTGACGATCTTCCATATAATTTTTCCTGCCCATGCTAAAGATATAGCACCAGTTGCTATAACTACAGGCAGGAATATCCAGCTAGCATAAGTTGCTAGTGCGTAGTTTATTACTACGAATATTATTCCTCCGATAATTGGACGCATACCCATTCTACCACCAGTAAGAACAAGCAAAGCCATACCGAATAAGGTACAAATACCTCCGATCCAACCAAGCATAGGACTGCAACTTGACATCGAACCAGCCACAACCTCATTACTAACTCCTTCTATGGAAGGTGTTGATGGAAACCAGTTAGACTTTGAACTACAGCCCATTAATAGTAAACTAAATAATAGGTATTTCAATTGTTTTTTCATGTGTTTCTCCTAGATCTTCTATAGTCTGGACAACAGACTTAGGTATACAGTTGATATCTCCCAATTGTCTATCATCTCCTAATGAACTTGCTATAGTGATCTGCTCAGAAGATTCATCTACTATCCAACCTACTGTAGTAATCTTAGCAGGCTCGAGAGTCTTTAATTCTTCTGGGAACATCCATGTTGCATCAGGTCTAATGATATCCATCCACCGTATCTTAATTAATCTATATTCTTTATTCATTAATCTCCCCCATTATCAATAACAATTACTCCATTGTCATCAATTATAATGTCCATACTCATTTACTCCTATAATAAAGTAACCATCTTCGCCAGGCTTAGCCCACTGTTTAGTAGCATATACTTGGCGTATTTGTGTGTCATCTTCCCACAAGAAACCGTTCATGCTATCGAATATTGCTTTGAGATAGTTATCTATATCTGCTCTCGGAGCTTCAAGCTTAGTAGTCTTTGGTCTCTTAACATACAACTCCAAGTCTACACTGAGTGGATATGTTAGTGGTTCAAATTCTCCTAAGGTTTCAGGAACTAAATCCAGCATGACCTTACGGTATTCTTTGTAAGCACCAGTGAAGTAAGCCCCGTGCTTTGACACACGGGGTCTACTTGCTGCCACTGGGCTAATAGGAAACTTCCACTCCATTAGAATGGAAGATCCTCGACTTCTTCTGGTTCATTTGTATTACTCTCTGGGGTAGGAGCAGTATACTCAGAGCCATCAAAGCCGTCGGTTGGTGCGAACCCACCAGTATCTGATGCGTTCTTCTCGATGATCTGACATCCATTAAGATAAATACTTAATGAGTTATCACGATCGAGAACCATGGGGTTTAAGCGAAGGCGAACTTTGTCTCCACCGAATGGTGTTGCTTCAGTCTTTTCAGCTTTGGCATCACGACAGGGGAATGTTTGTTCACCTTTCTTGACAAATGTCTTTGTCTTTACTTTAAGTAGGGTATCACCATCATCATCAGTACGCATACCATTGATCTTCTTGGCACCAGATTCTTTCATAAGTTTATCTAGTACTGCTTGAAGCTCATCGTCCACAATTACTGTGACGTTATGGTTTGCTGAGTCCGCTCCGAACTTATCATCCGGTCGGTGTAAGTGTCCCCACTTTACGTTAAGTGTGTCAGTTACAAATGCTTTCATTTAATTTCTCCTTTTGTTTTCTGACCCGTTGTTATTATTCATGTATTATACCATAAATAAAAATTAAAGCAACTCTAAAATTGGAATTCCATCAATAATAATTCCTGCTGAGATCACAGATTTGTTTAAGTGTGCCTTGGAATAGTTCATAGCTTTGTGATTCATATTAACACCACAACCTACATTCATACCAAAGATTCTTTTGGTAACTGTTTGTTGCACTTTAATAGAAGCTATGCTATGTGTGTGACCCATGACTACTGAGTGCCCAAGCCTTTGCGCAGCAGTAAATGCAGGCTGCTGACCACTAAGACCAGTACCATGAATATACTGAACACCGTCAATAACAAAATCATAATCCCAATCCCAATTAGGAGTATCATAAAGTTCTTTATAGTCTGCCAGATAGACGGACGGTATACCTGCAGTTGCTGATAATCTGTGTACTCTTTCATCATGATTGCCTATGCATACATATGCTTCTGGGAAAGCTTTCTTCCAAGCCTTCAGTCCTTTTACTACTGCTTCGTGCTCATCAATAGCACTAGGTAATTCAGGATTCTTTTGATGATAAGAGATAGCGTGCATGTCTACAATATCACCTATGAATACTGTAGTATCAGTCTTATACTTTCTCTTTAACTTCTTAACGAAACCTAAGTAGTCTTCGTGTGTTGCGGGTAGGTGTATATCACCTATGCATAATACTCTAGCCATTATTGTTTCTCCGTTTATTGTAATCTGTCTTCCACTGCTGAGCAATAGAAGGTAGATCCTTTCTCGTTCTAGTTTCTTCAATGGGTTGATGATTGTTACCTTTGTTATCATGTTTCCACTTAGCATAGTACGCTTCAATAGGTTCGTGTAAATCTATCTCACCGTTCATGTGCATGATTTGCAATTCGTTTAAAGTATTGTCTAGTCTGTAGTTGTAATACTTTCCATTAGGTTCAATCATTAGTCTCTCCTTCATTAGGTGGTACACTTATGATAATGTGTAATCCACAATCTTTCTTAACCTTTTCTCTTTTGAAATTCTTCATTAAGTTTTCCATAAATAGTGTAGCAAACTTTTGATTAGGGAATGCAATATCTATTTTAGAATTACTATTATTTTTAGCAAGTTCAGTAACATAATCTATGTTCTGTTCCATGTCATGTTCATTTGTTATTATTAAAAAGCTCATGAGAAGAAGAACCTAGACAATAATACATCAGCGATGTCTAAATCACCAGTCATTGGAACTTCTGGTAACTGTGTACCAATTAAGGATCCAATGTCCTGTCGAAATTTTTCTAGCAAATTTTTGGAATGCATCTTTTTAAACTCCTCTCTAATATGTTTGTTTAAGATACCTATTAACGGAGCGTGACATCCAAATGAATCGTGTATCATAGACATATCTTTTATATGATCAGCTATGAAAGCATAGATAACAAGAAACATGTGGGCAGCATCCAACGAATGAATATAGTTAGGAGAGATAGCTTGTTTAACTGCTCTCTCATCTATATCCTTAGTTCTAAAAAAGAACTGAAGCTCTTTGTTGTTAAACATCTTAGCTAAAGATCTTCTTGAACCAGTCTTATTATACACGTGTACAACTTTAAAACCAGATGGTGTATACCATACTAGTTGTTTATTATTTTCACAGGCTATACTAGCTAATTCTTTTAGGTAAGCCTTGCCTCTGTTAGGTCCTTCAAGTGATGTGTTAAGTCCTGCTTGTATAGCTCTAGCTAATTCAACAACAGCACCACCCCTTCGTTCTTTAGGTATCCAATCGACATGACCTTCTGATCTAGTATACTTTTGAATACCATAAAAAGTTAAGCCATATGAATCACACATGGTAGAACGTTTAGTTACATCACGACTAATACCATCAGCCCAATGATCCATGAACTCTTCATAGTAATTATTATCATCAAGATGAAACTTACAATAGTCTGTAGTTTTATCAGCAACAAATTGATAAAGATCTTGAGGTGTATTAGATGGTAACACATTGGTTAGTAAACCTATTACTTCATCACGCATAAGTGCAGCCCAATGTTGTGAACCATTACACTTACCGTCTATATGTACAGGGACTTGTGTTAATCCATCTGATCTCATTAGATCAAAGATTGTAGCTAGTCTTTGGAATGATTTATTTTTCTTAGGTGAACTATCAATCCAGAAATGTTCTGAGTATGGGTCATCGTTTATCTTTTCAAAGATGTGCCAATGTTTATCTACCCATTCAATACGCTCATCGAATGGTACCTTATCTATACCAAACAGATTTGCTAAGTATATTTTCTGCCAGTACAATCCTTCTTCAGTTTGTTCTACTGCATTAGCAAACATAATCAACCCACGATCTATATCAGAACTTTGGGGTGATAGCAATTCACATACAGAGTAAGCACGTCCTCTAAAGTCTAGAGTATACGGCATGTAAAAGAAATTCCACTTGGATAATCTATCTATTAGTTTGAAGCGAACAAACATTCTACCTCTAGCTTGCTCGTCTTTATACCAATTACCCCAGGTTTCTTCACGGTGTTGACACCATACAGCTTGCTCTTGTTTAGTACCATCTTCTGGGTACTCATCATTAAACATAAACTCTTCAAAGTTACATGATGGTAAGTTAGCAAGTCTCGTATTGTTTTCAAATAATGATTTCATTACATCATATATTCTCATGTTAACACACCACTCAGTTTTTTGTAGTGCATTTAACCCATCGATAACTAACTGAGAAGGTTCAGAAGATATCTGATTAAGTTTCTCGTCTTCATATAGATTAGATCTATACTTTTGTACTACAGGTTTCCTAATGTTAGGAGTAAGATGTCCACCTGATGATGACAACGTGTGATCAACAGGTGGTACAATCATAGGTCTATATAGTAGAGTTGACATCTCTAATAAGTAATGTTGTTCATGTAAATCTGACAACAGTTCAGGTGCTAACTCTATGTATAGATAATTCCTATAGCCTTTTTTAGTTTTCTTTCTTCTTCTTACTGACACAATCACATTACTTTCTTCAGCGATCCTTATCATGTGATGACCAAAGTCTTGTCGCTGCTTCAGTGTCATGCTAGGTATTGTATCCATCTTCTTAGCAAATGCTATACATCTCTTAGGTGTCCAGTTCTTAATGAACTTGGATTGTGTACGCCAATCTTCAGTATAGTTTTCTTTAGCTTGTTGAAAGCCTACAATATTTATTACCTCTTGTGCTATAAGATTTGATAGCATCTGTGCAGTAGGTGGATTACATTGTTCTGAGAACTTGTATCCAAATATGTTAGGTGTTAGCCATACTCTAAGTAAACATCTTATAGTTAAGTCAGCCATCTTCCGTGAACCTACTGCTAGTAGTGGATGTACCCATTGAGGTGTCTTAGTATTAAGACATACTCTATCTATCCACTCTTGATAACATGGTTCCAGACTAGTAACCGCAGCATCTAGTAGCTGTTGCTCAGGTATGCCTTCATCAGGTGCTCTGTTATATTCATTCCAGTATCTAGAACAAGATGTCATTAGCATGTCTTCTTCTAACACACGCTGCCAATCATCTCGTTTAATCTTATCACCTTTAGATAGTTTATTCCATTGAGTTGTCAAGTTTATTCATCCTTTTTTCAAACTCTTCACGGGTTATCTTACCAAATGCAAGGTCATATCTAAGACCATACTCTTCATCAGATATATCACTCTCTCTTCTTCCATCACCCTTACCTGCATCACCATCCCATTTCTTAGGGACATATTTCTTTTTACCTTCACGAACAGCACGCTGATCTTCCTTCATCCTACGCCAGTGCCGATCTGTATCCCAGTTACTATTGTCTTGTCTCCAACTATTGCCAGGCATAATGTCTCCTATAATTGTTGGGGTGGGTTAGCTGTTTATAGTTATTTAACTGCTAGCTCCAGCTGCCCACCCCTATTAAACTATTGACTCTGGACACAAGCCACCGTGTCTGGGAGCATTAGGTCCTTCCTCAAGGACCAGTACCCTCTACCGTAAGGAATCTTACATCCTCTTCACGCCTTACAGGCAGTCTTATTCGCTGACCATGCATCACCAAAGGCTTAAAACTCGGCAGAGTCTGATTGAGAGACCCCGCTGGTTAACGTGTCCTTCTGACGGACGGGGGTTTTAGCCGTAACTCTCGTAGATTGTAGGGGGATGACTATATCTTGTTCTACATTCGCCATCCATTACACTTTCCAAACCGGTTAATTGCGGAAAGAAACCTTTAGATTGTCGATGGGTTACGCCCATCACTCGATCCCAAAGTTTTACACCGAGGATACGTGGTGGATACTGTTTATACTCACCAATAGTATCATACTGAGTCAGTCTTCGTCCTACTTTGCCACTCTGTCCTTAAGAGTATACAAAATGCTGTTGTTCTTATGAGTAACCATACGATGTTCCATACTTAAGATACAGAGGCGTGGGCTTAGACTAATTGCAATGCATGACGCATCACTTTAGCAGAGTCTCGGCTAGCATCACCAATAAGTTTATTGGCAACAGTAGCTTCGGTAGTTCTGCGTTTCTTGTGTTGCAGCCAGTTGGTTACTGCGTTAGCAGCAATCCATGCATTGTCTTGACCAAACTTTTGAACTTCTTTATCGAATGTTTCAGATAGTGTATGGAATGTAGTCATAGCTTTCTTGCGAAGCCTATGATTCTTATCCGTATCTGATTCACGAGGCACATCGCCTTCGAACATTTGATACATGTCCATCCAGAAAGTTTGGATTTGATTCCTATCCCAGCGTCTACTAGCTAGGGTACGAACAGAAGATCTGAACCTATCTTTAGCATGATGCCATTCAGCTAATGCTTCAGTCAGGCTGTGAATCTTACTATCGATATCACCTGTGTGCTTCAGTCTAATCATACGTTGTTTACCTTCACTGATTGCCCAGCTCAATGTGTTGTTACATACAACTCTGATTGAGGTAGGTAGTGCTGATAGACTTAGCGTACCATCATGACTGTTCATAAGACAGAGATACTCATGCATCTCATCGTTGCCATTGACAGCCCACTCATCATCCTTCATTAAGATATAAGACTGTGCTCCATTGAATAGAGTACCAGCTGTCTCAACTTTAGCTTTAGGCAGTGAGTCTGCTATCTTAAATAGCTCTTCATTCTGTACTACCTTATAGTTCTCTCCTACTACACCCAATACTTCATTAGTATCACAGCGTACTGTAGCATAGAACTTACTAGCTTTAGTATTGTTCTGATAGTACTCATTAGGATCCTTGAACTGAGCAATGATAGGGTTTGACATTACTACATCAAAGTCCATCTTTGCCAGACGCATAGCATCCATGGTTGTTGGTGCATTTTCAACGACTGTTCCCAGTCCGTGCCACGCTGGCTTACCAACATAAAGTGCGTGATCATATTCAAACATTTCGTGACTCATACATTCTCCTATTCATCACTGTACTTTTCCCAATCAACATTATCCCAACGTTTGAGATCTGATTTTATTGCCTGCCTCTTGGGTCTTTTTGTTTTTTTCTTAGGTGTCTGATCGTCTTTGCTGCGCTTCTGCTGCTTGGACTTTCTCTCTCGCTTGCTCAAGTTCAAACTCCTCCATTCCTAGATAAAATTCAATGACATCACCGGCTGGAAGCCAACCACCGTTTCCGTGTAAGACGTATCCATCGTCTGTGTAGTCATGAATTATACCACACCTAAGCATGGTCTCAATACAACTGTTAGATATTTCTATCTTCATTTAACATACTCCTACTATAAAATTATGTAGACCATATATAACTATGATCCTGTTCCATACACATGGGTTCCATTTAATCATGGTTCACGAACTTCATAAGTTACATCATATAGTTTCAATTCTTTATTCCAACTAATAGTATCCAACTCAGCAATCCATTCAAGCTCACCATTATCGTCTTCATAGTAACCATACAACTGAGTATAGATCACACTGTCTGTATCTAATGGGTATTGTACCATAATTATCTGATTTGTCAAGCAATTATTCCAATTTTCATGATAATAATTTCCATCACCGTGTTCATAGTACCCTATACCTTGATCTAAATACTCTATTTCTAGCTTATCATTGATAATATCAGCGACTTCGTGGTCTAATAGTGCATCCATTATAAATACTCTCCTTTAATGTGTATAATCATAGCCATTAACCCACCTCCTAGTATCATTCCCATTAAAAATCCTGACATATACATTAGGTTACGGTAGTCTTGGTGAGGTATCTCAACCATAGGTTCTATCATCTCAATAACTCCCATACATACCATGCTATTACAATTATATATATTGTCATTTCTTGTACTCCTCTACAGTATACGGGTTATCACCCTTCTTACGCATTGAATTAAAATCCGCAGCATCTTCCTCAGCTTCACGCTTAAGGAAGTAAATGCTAGGTTTGTTGTCATGTTCTACCCACCATTTTTTATTTACTCTAATGCCCCATTTCTTCATCGTCTCTTACCTTCCTGTTGAGCTTGAAATTCAGCCCTCCGTTGCTCTGCCCAGAGTATAGCCTGAACATCTCCTCCACCGTTGTTTAGTTCTTCAATTTCAGAGAGATCGCCATCATTACAATCTAGTTCATCGTACTTATAATCTTGGTCCATCCATCCAGTATATTCTATCTCATGAGGAAATTCTTTCTCATTGTGGTACATCTCTAGTGCTTCCTCTGCTGAGTCAGCTTCATAGATATGATAACCACTCTCCCATATATTACTTACAATAGTAACAGGTACAGCCCAGAACTTTCTATCTGTATCGATCATTTCGTTTTCAACTATCTTTCCTTCTTCATTGAATTTCATATACAATCTACCTCCTCAGTAGTTTCAATCCACACCTGAGCACCACATGGTAGTGGTTTGTCAGGACTGTAGATTACTTTAGTGTGTCCATTGATGACTAGCTCATGACAGTATGTGTTATCCTTGTATGTCTTACAGGTAATCACAGGCTCTCGTTCACCAGTCTTTTTGTTTCGTTTAATTACATGTTGATTAATGTGTATTCGTTTCTTCATTCGTTGTTAGGCTCCCTCATCATTATAGTATGACGGTCTGTCCATTCCTTATGATTCTTTTCGCATTCATCAAATGATGTCTCGCCTTCACAGTCATTACACCAGTCCATGACATGTATCTCACAGGATTCTACAAATGCATAGCCATTATTAGGATTAAACCTAGCGTGTTCTATTGTTTCTACATTATAGCTACCACAGTGACTACAGTGCCACCTAGGTCTGTAGTTAGGTTCTACATCACTCATGTTCATGGTTGACCCATCCTTCCGCACACATATAAGTATCAGTGCATCCTGGATCACGTGCATACCAAGAGATACCACGTGATTCTATTTTACCATTAGACCAACCTCTTAATATAATACTATGACAGTAGCCGTAGTCACTTATAGCACTAGTGTCAGCTACCTCATACCATATAATCCTTGGCGGCTTAGCTGTTGGTATTGCAGCAGCAGCGAAACAAGCAAGAGGTATTACAAGTGCAAGACCTATTAGTTTTACTTCAGTTCTTATATTCATTGTGCATCTCCTAAGTATCCAGCTAGTTGCATTCCAGGTTCATCATAGAACCAGCTAATGACAATATCTGTTCCCCACTTTTCCCACAGTTCATTCCAAGCATCTTCAGCAGGTGCCCATCGTGAGTCAAACTCCATATACACATCAATACCATCAGCATACCCCTCATATATTTCACACACTTGCTCATGATCCTTTAGAAACTCAAGAACTTCTTCAGCCATCTCTTCAGTTTCACATGATATACTTACTCTATTATAACACCAGTTAGGCATGGTCAATTACTCCTTCTGCATCAGCACATTCTTCACAATAGAATACCCCACCCTCTCCGAGTTCAGGTATCCATCTCAATTCTTCGTGTTGTCTTTGGCTAGTTCCTAAACAACTACAGCATTCATAGTCAGCAAGAACTTCAGCATAGTAATCTAGGATATGAAGGGCATCTATATCACCGTTCATATATCCATAGTAGCATTGTTGTGCTACCTCATACCAGTTAGTCTCACCTATGATCTCAGTTCTAGTCTTCATTGGTTGTCCTTTCACTCCAGTTCTCGTGCAGTTCTATATCAGTTTCATCATTACACAGAATACACCAATAGTATTCTACAGGGTAATCTACCCCACCACACACCGGCAGATTATTGTAGTTATCACCATTTAATTCGTAACCTGCCATGTGGTACTCGATAACACCTTCAGTAGCACCGCAGTGGGTGCAGCAGTATTCATCATCCCTCATTATTATAATCCTCTTTACGAAATACCATTGAATCGATAGGCGCATCGTCTTCAGTTCTTTCATAGACTTCTACTGTTACAAAGCTTGGTTCATTGATGACCACTACAGACAGTGAGTCATGTACTCTAACGACACAGAATCCACCGTGTGATGACACCCCAAAGTTAGGGTCGTCTAGTCCTGGGTCATCATGACACAGGTTTGCAGGTTCTCTTTCATCATTCATCATCCAATCCTTTTATCTTTTCCATTACAAATGTATCTAGTGGTACACCTTCATGTTTATTTTTTTGAGCGTACAGTAAGTAATCATCCCACCAATTATGATAAGGGAAGTTCATACGGTTCAGTGTTTTGTGCAGGTTGAATACCATAGTCCCTTCATAGGGCATGATGATATTCTTATTTACAAGTACTAGTATGTGATCACCAGCTGCTGTCATAGATTACCTCATTTCCTTGAGCTATTTCTTCGAGTGCCCACTTACAGAACTCTAAGTCCTGATCTTTGTAGTGTTCATCAGCATTGCCACCGAAGAAGAATCCAGTAGTGTCTTCACCATCACCATTCAGGTTGCCTGACATGATGTCAAGTGCTAGTTGTTGGATGTCCTCTCGATAGAGACGTACTTCTACACAGTTGAAGCAACCTTCGTTACCTCGTGATTCCCATAGTCTTTCCATCCAGCCTTGTAGGTTAGGATGCTTACGCCACTGAAACTCAGGGCTTACATATGTTCTGCTTATTGCGTATTGATCTAGTCCCATGACTCCATACTCCTCATATTTTCTAGGGCAGTTTCAGCACACGCCTGTAATCCATTCGGTCTGATGAACTCACAGTATCTATCGAGGAAGAACATCTTGAATGTATCTAGCATGTCTTCAGATAGATCATAGTCGTAGTGCATTGCCATTAAGTGTTTACTTTCTACCACAAACTCAATGATATCTGTTACCATTGTACCGTGGGGGTTATCGTTCTTATCGTATATCCATATCAGCAGGTTGTGGTCTGAGATTACCCTGCCATACAGCTTGAATTGTACCGACTCTTTGTCGATATCTACCATACTCATTGCTAGCTCAAACACTTCGTGCTTGGTATCAATGGAGATAGAACCTGAAATTGTATCTTCGTTTTGCATGTGAGTTACCTTACTTGTATCTCTTGTGCCAATCGTATGAAACTGATGAAGTCTTTGACACGCTTGACTTCAACAGTTAAGTATGAGTCGATGTAAACTCGCTCCATACTATCGTTATCTTCTAGGAACTGCTCGAGTGCAGTCGCTAGCTTGTCTATAATTGGGTAGCCTATCGTCTGACCGTAGCCATGCCGTAGGTTATCCAAGGTTTCTTTATCTAAGATATCGTAGATATACTCTACGGTATCTACAATAGCCAGCCACTCGGACTGCCGGTAGTGCAGCACGGAGGACGGACTATTAGCATTTTGTATACGCATATCCATTCCTTAAGTCTGTCTAAAGTTATTCTAAAAGTCTTTCACCACCACCTTTAATAAACATAAAGGCGGACCATAGTTATCCTATCTACAATACCCAACTATATGTCGAGGGTATCGAAGGACACAGTGGCTTTGGGATAGGCGTTAGCATATCTTCGACGGTTACGGAAGGGATTGCTTACCTCTTCTTGGGTCTTAACAAACCTTCTCCTCTCTTCCCCTTCCCGCACTTGGAATATGTGCAGGTGTTTCCCCGTTCTTTTCCCGCTTACATTACGGATAAAGAGGTTGGGATACTCGTCTAATAACTCATCAACTACAGTCTTAAGTGAGTCCTCAGTCTGAGGTATCTCCCTTAGTCTTGACTTGTTATCAGCGACGTGTACTGCTACATGATAAGAGTCATTCCTTATCTCTATGTTTAGGTACGGGTAATATGTTACATTGTCTGGCATAATTACTCCTTTCAAGACATCAAAAAAAAAGAAACCACAGTAGGGGTGATCCGACATCAGTACATGTGCCTCGATCACCTCACCTACTGGGTTCCGATAGATTTGCCCCCTTTGATGTCGTAGTTTGGACTCTCTACGCTCTATATTTCAAGAGCCCATGCCTTAGCCTCGGGCATGAGTGGAAGATTAGTGTCCGGCAGGATTTAATTATTACCTGCAAGGCAGAGGAGTAATAGTATTTTTATTACAACCACCTACCACCATATCCTCAGTTACGAGGATGACCTCATACATTATGTACATCGGTCAGACCACCACGGTCTAGTGTGTGCCTTAGCTCCTTACTACAGAGCTTATTCAGCCACGGACGGCACCGTCGTGCCTTAGTTTATTGGTTAGGTTTGCAACTCTTCTCTATTTATAGATGCAGTTGCCGCATCTCCTGTGAGTTCCCTCTACCGCACTTCGGGCTGTCAATCACAGTCACACTCACCCAGGGCTGCATGTATACGCTCACCCTTACCTAACCTAAATTGAGAGTGTCCAGCGGTAGCCGAACACTTCGTTGTGTTGTCGTTATCGTCTTCATCGCTGCAGTCCTTAGAGCACCAGATAACCTTGTCTCTTAGGCGAAGGTCGCACTTACATGGCTGTGACATAACCACGCATCTGTAGTCCCCATACTTGAGGCAGATGCAGTCATCTAGTACCCCACCAAGAGTACTAGGATTAGTAATAATAATAATAATGACACAGAAAAAAGCAGAGCCCCTCGTGGGTGGGGGCTCTGCCTATGGTTAATCGTTTTCGGTAACGATTTCACCTGTGTCGATGTCCACGGTGTCCACACCTTCGAAGAATATGTGAATCTTCTCTGGTTTACGAGCACCTTTAGCGTCTGGTTGTGAGACACCTTGTCGCTGGAATCTTTCAATCCACTGCAACTTGCGACTCGCACTCCAACGCTGATGGTCATCGTGCTCGACACCTTCGGCTGAACTCATAATCATGTGAGCTTTAACCACATCGAGTGGTCGTTGCTCTTTGACTAGGCGTTGAGTCTTGGAGGGTCGTGCAACTTTGGTTCCTTGATTTGCCATGAGATGGTCTCCTTTGGCTAAGGGTTCCGGTGTGGGGCAAGTCGCTTCCCGACCATCGGGTGCGTGCCCGCTAACATTCCACTGGCGAATGTTTCCGAAGAGTCGTGCGGGCAGCGTGCGACTCACCCATAAGCCGTCGCTTCAAAAAAAGAGAGCCATCCCAACGAAGGGATGACTCCCATAGGTAAGTTAGAACCAGACATCATCAACATCCAAGTCTACTACCTCTGGAGGTAGCTCTATTGGTTGTCGAGGTGGTGGACGGTCATCTATTGCCTTGCCATCAAACACAACCTCACACTTCTCGAAGCCGTTAAGCTTACGCTCAGCATGAAATCGTTTCAACAGATAAGCACAGACTGTCTGACGTTCATCACGTCTCGGTGCTGACTGTCGATCGGTGTAACCCTCCTGACAATCAACGGTGAGTGTGATGGTGTCAGTCCCATCCTCATATGTGTGGTCGTGAAACCTACCATGGAATCTAGGCTTAGTCATAGACTAATCCTCCTTTCCAGCCGTGAGGCTATTGAGTCCACACCCCAGCTGCTCGCTCCTGGGATGTGGTATCAAGAGTCTTAACGGTTCTCAGATAGCCACGCTTGGTACCGAAGTACTTCTAGACTATCTTCGAAATCTTTATCTGGGAACATATCGTTTAGTTGATCTTCGTTCGGCAAACCAAATACGTTATGTTCAGCTTTTACTCTATCAAAGAAAGCATCATCATTTGATGTGTCAATCCCGCATCTTTCAGCGAAATCATCACCACCAAACTTACGAACAGCTTCAATGATAGATTCTCCATGCACTTTGTTCATAACATGAGCGAACTGAATAGGAACCAGCAACGCATCATGAACAGCTTTCTGCACTGGCACTCTGTAACGAGTACGGAGCCACGTCTTAACTAAGGCTGATGATTCGATCATGAAGACGATGTACGGACCCACGGAGAGTACACCTTTCTTCTTTACTGGTCGAATAAACCTAGTCCTTGACGTGTTGCCTCTGACAGTAGTAGTGAAGTCGAACACATCCTTCTTATCTTCTGACAATTTCCAATTAGGAATGACGGAGTGGAATCCGAACATATCCCAAAGTTCCTTGACAGGAGATCCTTTGAATAGAGGTAGAACTGTTTCATCAAACGCCTCTAAACACGGGAGGATTTCGTTCATAGCATCACTGTTAGCCTCTGAAAGTTCGAGAGCATACATAACGATATCACACAAAGCGAGATCACGAGGGCTGTTCTCACTATGGTAACTACGCATAGCGTCTAATACCTTCGGCTTAATGAAAGCTACAACTTCTTCGAGAGGTCTATAGTCCCATTCTTCCTTAGGTATAAGGACACCATTATCTGCATACGTTTCAATCTTCAGGTCGTCAAGCGTAGCGACTACAACTTTCTCCTTACCTACACCTAGCTTAGCGCCTTTAAGTCCCAAGATAGCAAGAGCTTTAGTGGGATCCTTGGCACCGTAGCCACCAGGTGTACCAGCAGCTTTGGTAATCTTACGCATGATAGCTGTGAGATGTTTGTGAAGTAAATCACTATCAGTAGCACGAGCAATAGCTTGCCATGTGTCTGGGATTAACCAACCACAGAGCGCACCAACTGCTTTAGCACTAGTAACACATCTCATAAACAATGCTTTAATGAAGCCTAAGCTTAAGTTCATGTCTACCTCAAGCAAGTAGTCGGTGTGACCCGTTCTAGTTGCTTTAAGGAATTTATACATGCAAGCATAGCTATTAAGTGAAACATCTTCATCTCTAACGAGTTCGGAGAAATTCCTGATGTCAAGTAAGTTTGCTACTTGCTTATAGTCTATACCGTATTCGTTGGTTAGAAACCACGCCCACAGTTTAAGATCTTTAAGTGTAACCAGTCTACTCTTGTCCGCACTATGCGAGCTACGGATACCAGCAGGTCCTTGATGTCCATATCGAGAGAAGTCGTGGAACCGTCCTGTGCCGTCCATCTTAAACAATCCGTAGATCGTTGAGAGACCTGCATCAGTAGCCTTCTTTACAAGAGCAAAGAATTGTTTCAGGTGCAGGCGATGGCTAATAGGTTCGAAATCTGAATCGGATTCAACTTCACCCTCATAGGCAGGGTCAGTCATATCTTTATCATCTAACATTTCCTTTGGTAGTTTCTCTAGCTGCCCAATGCAGTGAAGAGTATCTTCCGTTAAGCGCAGACCAGTTTCTGACTGACCTTTCATATATTCCCAGCGGTGCATAGGAAGTTGCAGTCCTTCTTTACACGTGCTAGAATAATCGGGTCGGTTAGATACCAACAAACCAATCTTTCCGGGCTGCACTGGTTTGCTGACGACTTTGGTCGAGAGGATGTCACTAACGTCCGAAGAGTCGACTTCTACTTTCCCTGTCATACGTATCAACAGTTTATAGCAAGCTATAACTGTTTTGACAGCTTCTCTTGCAGTGCAAGAGGTTGTGTCAGAAACACGATTGATATGAGATTTCGCAATCTTCTGTTTCGAAGCGCCAAGCTTCATCATTTGTCCAATGGAACTCATCAGCTTTGAGTATCCATACTTTTGGGCTATTCCATCCGTGACATCACACAAGTCTCTGTCACGAACAGTTGCAGCTGAGTCGCCCTTAGTTGCACTTTTAGGGGTGGTGCTAACCCGTCGGTCTTTCATAACAATCTCCAAGAAGTTGGCAGTCCTTCTAAGTTAAAGTTAGGTGAACCAATCCGCAGGCGATCGGTTGGTAGTTAAACGCTGCGAGCAGCTGATGGGCATGAACTACCACATACCACTTGTGAGATGACACACCTCACCTACACACACCGTCTTACCGATGCATGTAGGAGAGCCCCCGAGCTCATCCATGCTTCCCCTCTGCACGCTATCATTGACAGAGGGGTACGGGGGGTCAGTCCGCCTTCAAAACCCATTAATGCCTCAGATAAATTTGCGACCCCTAAGTCGATTTTCCT